AAATCAATATCACTCACAGTTTCAAAAACTTGACCAGCCCCATTAACCTGAGACCCTCTCCTTAAAATACCACAATATCTTAAGTCCTCAGTATCACCATAAACAGGCACTGTTATTGAGAAATCAACCAATGCCACAGAAGGTCTTTGACCAGGTACTTTCAGTCCATAAGTTCTTGCTATATTAAAAATGGAAGACCTTTGTTGTGCATATTGTAGTACGGTTTCTTGTACACTTCTATCTATATTGTATTGTAAGTTATCTGAAACCGCAGCATTTAAATCCAATAGAGCCGAAAATATTGAGGCATCATTGAAATTATCAATTAGGTCTGGGTAATATGTTCTTGTAAAATTAATAAGTTCCGTTCTTATGGATTGGAAATCTCTGGTTGTATATGATATTTTTTTGTTAGCCATAGAATTATATATTAATAATTACAAAGTCACTACTTTCAAAAGCAGTATCAGTTGATATGTAGTCAATTTTTATTTTTGCTGTGTGTTCCATTTGTCCAATACCTGGTACTCTAAACTCTCTTTGGTTATCTTCATTTATGTAGTATCCTTTATCTTCTTCACCCTCCGAGGCAGGTGTTATAGTCACATTTGTTATTGTTATACCAGGTATGAATTCCGCAACAGAATCTCTAATTTCTGATTCTAAATCAGAAAAAGTAGGACCATCCAAAGGTTCGAATAGATACTCATATAATCTTGTTCCAAAGTCAGGTAAATAATATCTTGTACCTTTTCTAGTTAACAATAAATGAATTAAATTACTTCTGATTTCTTGTTCAGTTGTTTGAGATAAACTTAAGTAATTTCCTTCATAAGAATCCTTGAATGGGAAATTTATACCATATGTAAAACCATTTGCCATAACAATAAATATATACCCTATATTTTTTCTATAAATACCATAAAACAAAAAATCACGACCTTAAGTCGTGATTCTTATTTTTAAGATGAACATCCAAAACAATCAAAAGGTGAATCCGTTGGTTTGTTTGTAACAGGTTCAATATGAGGTAAGGTTGGTGTTACTTTTGGTTTATCCATCTTGGATATATCCATAGCCAAATGTTTTGCTCCTGTTGATATTGCCTTTGTTCTCACATAATAACAAAGTGTTTTTAAACCTTTTTGCCATGCGTGGAAATGTGATGAAGTAATCTTCGATAAAGTAGGATTACCCATATAGATATTCATTGATTGTGATTGGTCAATAAAAGGTCCTCTATCTGCCGCCATATCAATTAATTCTCTTTGTGATATTTCCCAAATCGTTTTGTACTTCTTAATCAAGTGTTCAATTCTTTTAACTTTTTGATTATACTTTTTGTCTTCGGGGTCTAAGTAGTTGTTGAAATTAATATTTTGAATTGAGCCTTCATTGTATATAATTTCATTTTTCAAATCTTCACCCCAAATACCAAGTTTCTCAAAGTCATTAATAAGATACTTATTTACAATCATGATTTCACCACCAACTACTCGTCTGTTGAAGATTGCTGAGTGAGCGGGTTCTGTCATTTCATATGAACCAGTAATCTTAGCAGAACTTGCTACAGGCATTTGAGCAGTAAACAATGAATTACAAATACCATATTGTTTAACATTTGACTTTAATACTTCCCAAGGCCATCTACCTGATAAATCAGATTCTGTTAATCCCCACATATCAAATTGGAATTGACCTTGTGACATTGGTGAACCATCAAAATGGACATATTTACTATAATCACCATCAATTACCAACCTATTACTTTCGGTGATTGCAGCAAAATAAATTGTTTCAAAAATTTCTTTGTTTAATTTTTTTGCTTCAGGTGAAGTAAACTCATAATCCATAAGATAAAACACATCAGCTAAACCTTGAGTTCCTATAGCAATAGCTCTTTGTTCTCTACCACCTTTTTCACCTTTTGCTGTTGAGTAGTTATTAATATCAACAACTTTGTTTAAAGCTCTTACAACCTTTCTTGTTTCTTCATAAAGAAGTTGAAAATCAAACTCACCATCTTTTACAAAGTTTTTCAATACCATTGAAGATAGTGTACATATTGCTGTAGTTTTCTCGTCAGTAAATTGGTAAATCTCGTTACAAAGATTTGATTGTTTAATAACCCCAATGTTCTGATGATTAGTTTTGTTGTTAGCATTATCTTTAGAACAAAGGTAAGGTACACCAGTCTCAATTTGAGATTCAATTACCTTAGTCCAAACATCTGTTGCTTTTACTTTTTTACCTAAACCTAGATTTACCGCTTGTTCATAAACACTTTCGTATTCTGTACCAAAACATTCTTGTAATGGTTTTAAACCAGCTTTCTTAATATCATTAGGACAGAACAAATACCAATCACCACCCTCTTTTACGGCTCTCATAAAATTATCAGGAATCCACAAAGCTGTGAACAAATCCCTTGCTCTTAGTTCTTCTGCACCTGTATTCTTTTTAATGTCCAACAAGTCAAAGATATCTTTATGCCAAGGTTCAAGATAAATTGCGGCAGAACCTGGTCTTCTACCTTGTTGGTTAAAGAATCTTAATGATTCATTTGCTATTTTAAGATATTTTAACAAACCTCCAGCAAAACCACCAGATGTGCTTAATCTACTCTCCTTACTTCTAATATTTGACATACAAAGCCCAATACCTGCAGCATCGGCAGAATAAGTAGAAATGTCATTCATCGTGGCCAACAATCCCTCTCTTGAGTCATCATTGTTATAATGTAGAACACAAGATGCCAATTGAGGAATCTTTGTACCCGCATTAATCATAATTGGTGTTGCAGGGGATATTAATTGATTTGATAATGACTTGTAGTATTCTACAGCTTCATCAAATGATTTTGTTACCCATAGTGCAACCCTCATATACATATGTTGGGGTCTTTCCACAGTTACACCTTCAGGTGTTTTTAACAAATACATTTCAAATAAGGAACGCCAAGCAAAGTAATCAAAGTTATAATCGTTTTCGTGATTGATTACTTCATCAATATTTAAATCACCATAGGAATCAATCATATTGATTAACTCTTGATTTACAATACCAAGGTCGGCCAACGACTTCATTGTTTCACTAAAACTCTCATTTGTTTCTTTGTGATATGAAGATATTGCAACAGAAGATGCCAACCTCGAATAATCGTGGTGGCTACCTGTATATGATGCAGCAATTTCATAAATCAACTTATCAAGTTGTTTTGTTGATATGACACCTTCTGTTGGTACGGAAGTAATAACCTTAATAAAAATCTGGTCAGAGTTTACATTTAAGTTCTTACTCGCTTTTTTTATTCTGTTTTGTATTTTGGTGGGGTTAAAGGATACAACATCCCCATCCCTTTTTTGAATTCTTAATGACATAGTTTAATTTTAAAAATCGTCTGTGAATGAAATTGTTTCGTTAAGTTTTGCTTTTTGATACTCAACCGTTCTTGATTCAAAGAAGTTACCTTTTGTTTCAACGGCAATTTGTTCCATAAACTTGAATGGTTGTTCTACATTGAAATGTTTACTACATCCCAACTTAACCAGTAAACCATCAACAACAAACTCCAAATATTGTTTCATAAGATTGGAGTTCATACCGATTAAAGATACTGGTAGTGATTCTGTAATAAACTCTTTTTCAATTTCCAATGCTGAAAGTAATATTTCTTTTATTCTTTTTTCACTTGGTTTGTTTTCAATATGGTTGTTCAATAAGTGAATTGCGAAATCACAATGTAGGTTTTCATCTTTGAAAATCAAGGAGTTAGCATTACAAAGTCCTTGCATAATTCCTCTTGATTTCAACCAAAAGATAGAACAGAATGAACCTGAAAAGAATATACCTTCTACCGCAGCAAAAGCTACCAATCTTTCTTGGAAGGATGCTTTTTCAATCCAATTTAATGCCCACTTGGCTTTCTTCTGAACTGCGGGTAATCTATCGATTGCATTGAAACATTCATCTTTTTCTTCAGGATTGGATATATAAGTATCAATTAACAAAGAATACATTAGTGAATGGATATTTTCCATCATCAATTGAAATCCATAGAAAAATTTTGCTTCAGGATATTGCACTTCTCTATAAAAGTTTTCAGCCAAGTTCTCATTGACAATCCCATCAGATGCTGCAAAGAATGATAATACATTTTTAACAAAGTATTGTTCATTCTCTGATAAGTTCTGCCAATCCCTAATGTCTCCACTTAAATCAACTTCTTCAGCTGTCCAAAACGCAGCCTGATGTTGTTTGTAGTATTCCCAAATGTCGTGGTATTGGATTGGGAAAATCACAAAACGATTGGGATTTTCTGTTAATATTTTTTCTGTCATAATTAATTTGTGTTTTCTCTTTGTTTTCTTTTTTCTAATAAATCTTTAATTCTTTGTCTATTGTTTTCTTCTTTTTGTTCTTCGTGTCCCAAGAATGTTACCGAAGATTCTGTATCGATGTCCAACATCCCATTATCAAACTTACAATTTTCAAAGATAATACCATCATCACCAATTCTTGATTTTGTAATCGCAATTGTTGCTAACTTCATTTCTTTTTGTTGTAATGTTTTTGCCACTGATATAATCACATGACCCACCTGAGCTTTCTTAATAGAACCACCCATTTGGTCTGTTGTTACAACTTCAGCAGAAATAGAACTTCTATTACCTTGTGTTGCTGTCCATCCTACCAAGTTCAATTCGTGACACATTGCTTCAAATGCTCTCATAACTGAACCCTCCGATTTCCATTCATCACCCAAGTTTTTCTCAGGTACAACACAATCGATGTAATCTAATAAAATCATATCAATTTTACATCCATCAGCAATCTTTTTTCTTACAAGATTTTTGATTTGTGTCATTGTCATTGTATCAGAGGGAAGTTTTTCCAAGATAAGTTGATTTTCCATTTTTTGTTCAATCTCCTTAACTCTTGTCATTACTTCTTCCTTCTTATTAGACATATCATCTGGATGGATTTTAGTCCACAATGTAAAATGTTTTCTTTGAATAACCTTGGGATTATCTTCAAAAAATATTTGAAGAATATTATAACCCAAGTTAAATCCGTGGTTGGCAATCTTGGTCAAGAATGTTGATTTACCCACACCTGTTGGTGCTAACACAACACCAATCTCACCCTTAGCTAAACCACCTTTTAATAATCTATCGATACCACCAATACCCATAGGAATTGGGTGTCTAAAATCTTCGTTTAGTACATCATCCAAGTTTGAGAATACACTCAACATTCCGTTTTCATTGATACCCACTTGTAGGGCATCTCTAATCATTTCCTCAAGGGTATCGTAGTTTTCGAACTCACCCCCATCAATTACTTTTTGTGCTTTTGTGA